CCTTAAGTTCCATATCCTGGGCCGCTTTTGTCTTCTTTATGGCCTCGTCGGTGCCGTGAGACTCCACTGTCTGCTGCATGGAAATAGTATGGGCCTCGTCTTTGCGCTCAATATCACGCAATTTTGCCTCTTTTTCGGTTTGGGCAATGGCCACCTCTTCCGCATCCAGCGCCGGGTTGGCTTGTTCCTGACCCGGGAGGGGCTCATTGGCACCCCTGAGCGCCTGGACGTTCTTTTCCTTGGCCTTGGTCAGATTTGCCATTGCCTGGGACTTGTTTTTGGCTACCTCGGACTTTAGAAGTTCAATCTGGAGCTGGGTCTCAACGCCCTGTTGACGATCTTCACGCAGCTTTTCGACTTCCTCTTCCGTCTTCAGCCTGATGTTGAGGTCATGGGCCTTGAACTTTTCCTGCAAGAAATCACGCTCGGGGATGTAATCCCACTCGTTTTGGGTAAGGGTTTGGGTCAATTGGTCCAGGGCCTGCATCCGGACTTCCTTCATGACCAGAGAAGAGACGCCACGGGCCTTTACTTTAAAGTCTCCCTTGATGTCGCTGCGGGGATTGAAGTCCATATTCCAGGCATAGACATCCCGGATAATGTGTTCCGTAAAAGTGTCGAAGTTCTTGACAACATCTTTGATGGATACCGTGATAGTGGCCATGCGCCCACTGGTTGCCTGGGCTGTTTCGTTGTTGACCATCTGCCCGATCATCCAGGTGGGGAGAGTGGTCTCCTCGTCACCGAACTGCTTGAAGGCTTCAACGATTGACAGGAGCTCCGGAACATGCGAATCGATGTTATACACACGGACCGCCGGATACTGGGCATCGGCTCCGGTGCCTTCCCTAAACCAGAGTTTTCTCGGGTAAAACGATGTATAATCAGTATCCGGAGCGAGGAGACGGTAATTGATCTCCACCTGGGGTCCGGAGACGCATGCGGCGTTGTCCAGGACCATCCTGGCTCCTGCGGAAATGGCAATCTGGCTATGGCGCATGATGCGGGGGAGACCCTCACCAAAGATGCTGGTCTCGTCCTTCTCGTAATAAAAGACCTTGTACTGGTCAAGGGCCATGTCGTAAAGTTTTGCTTTGATGATGACGTCGCCGAGAAGCCATATGTTTGAAGCATACTCAAGGGAAGGGTCGGTTATATAAAGCCCGCAAGCCTCAAGATCTTTACCGTCGATGTATCCCCAATATTCCAGGACTTCATACTTCTTCCCGAGCTGCCGGTATGTGGAACGGTTTTGGTCTGATGGATCCGTTGTGACTGAAGTGGAAGAGACGGCCCGGCCTTCCCCCTTCCCAGCTCCGGCTTCGACCTCTATGACCTGGAGGTCGGTTTCCCAGTTGCATGGAACATAATTTCCATCGGGCCTTTCTTCAAGAAACTTCATGATAAGATCGCCATAGAAATCGGTTCTTTTTGCTAGTTGCCGGAGGTCATGCTTGGTCATGACATGGCGCTCAAAGCTTCCCATCATAGAGGATATTTCAGTGGTCGACATGTCGGGGTACCAGTCCCATATGCGGACAAATTCCAGGAGCGGGACCTCTTCGTCCGAAGATTCCTCAACATAATCAACGCCATTCTCGGTACTGACCGCCTTCCAGCGTCGCTTGGTCCTGTTGGCTATCATCGGACCCTTCATGACTCCGGTACCATATAAGAGTCCGGAGCGAAGAACCTTTTTGGTTTCCTCGGGGTAGTCCATCTCCAGGAGCTGGTCATCGATCACGGAAGCCATTTTCTCGCACTGCTTCTTGCAGTAATCCTTTATGGCTATGTGAAGGTTTTCCACGGAAGGGAGCTCCATCTCCTGGGTCTCTTCATCGATTTCGGTGATCGATAAAGCGATTTCCCTGACCTGCTCCCTGGTTACCTTTGGCTCTGGAGTCGGAGATATTTCCCAATTCTTGTCTGTCTCGGGGAAAAGCATTTCATGAAGACGGGAAAGGACGATGTTGACTTTGGAACGGGTGATCTTAGGGTAGACCTTGGAAGCGTTCTTTTCAATGACAACATCTGGATCGTATAGACCTTTGTACTGGCGCAATGACTCCAACCATTCAAGTTCCTTTGGCCGACGATATGCCTTGTTTGTGGAAAACTGGTTTCGGAGCCTGAAGCCAAAAGACTGCATAACTTCGGAATTTCGTTCCTTCTTTGCAAATGCCTGTTCTAGTGCATCCATATCTGACTCCTTGTCATGGCTTGGCCCTCATTAATTATTTCAGTATCCGGCAATCCTGTCTCCCGGACGGTAAGCGACCGTCCTTTTCATCTGGGCAAGAAAGGCCAGACGCTGCTTGTCGTACTCCTCTTTCTCTGAAATATACAGGCAGAGGTATTCCAGGGAATCGGCAATGTGAGAAAAGAAATTCTTCACGGGCATGGGTTTGTATTCCGTTCCCTGGGACTTCTTGTCGATATCGTAATGGTACCCACCATTAAGTGCTTTACGGATATAATGCAGACGTGGGTCGATGATGAAGCCTGGCTCCCCATTCACCATCTTGTTGAGGTATGTCTCTACAGCGCCGACCCTGGGGGAAATCGCATTGGTGGGGGCGTCTACAACATTGGACAAGCCGATCTCGGCGGAATGAAGGACATCAAAACAGGTCTCCTCGTCAGTTGGCATGCGGGAAACCCCGGAGGGATCCCCAAACCCCATAACGTTATGTCCGAAATATTTTCGGCGAAGGAGTGGGATTACCTGATTCAGGCAAAACTGCCGGATTCCCATTCCATCCGAGACCAGCTCATCCAATATTCTGATTTGCCCGAGGGGGGATAATTGACCTATGGTGCATGCAGGCTGGAGCCCGAAGTCGAATCCGATGAGGACATCGATTCCTTTTATGGGTTCGATCGGGTGTGGCGCAACATGGATGTTATCACGGAAGGAGGCAAAGACCGGTTTCCCCGAAAGGAGATACCCGTATTGGCCATGGATGTAGATCCTGATGTACATCTCATCTTTGCCTTTGGCCAGGTTCTGGTAATAACCTTTGGGAAGGTTTTTGGTATTCTCTGCGTGTACTGATAATCCGGAGGGCTGCTTGAATATCTTCCATCCGTCCGGTCGGACTCGCTCAAACATCTTGTAGAGGTAACTGTCGTCGTCTGGTGGGTTGGTGTCCATGATGATCCCGTACCAGGAAGCCCCGCCGTCTCGCTTGGATGGGTATCTTCCGATACGGGAGTCCATCGCTTCGATGATTGTTGATGGAATTTCACGGACTTCGTTAAACCATGCACCAGTTACCTCCAGCGAGAGAAGATTTGATACCTGATCGGGCCTATCCAAAGCCCGGAATAATACTTCACAATGAACGCCAGGAAATTTAGTGATAAGATAAGTGTGGTCGGTAACCCTCCACTCGCCAAATACTTTAGGGGGGAACCAGTCATGGAAGGTTTTGATGGTGGTGTCTTTGAGCTGCCCATAGGAATTCCTTACAACGGCAAAGCGAGTGCGGCGGATACCGTCCGGCCCAGGCTTCTGCATATGCGCCCGGCGTATGATCTCCATCACGCATCCGGATGACTTGCCTGACCCAAACGGACCCATGAGATTCCTGAACCGTGAATCATCCAGGGCGAATCTCTTTATTGTGGGAACGTCGCTGTAATCATACAGCACCTGAAACGGTTTCGCTCCGTTAGCCAAATCTCATAGCAGCCTCCATGAATTTTCTTTCCAGCCCTCACTGGTATTGGCGGTCGGGATGGACTTTTTATAAGGTGCCCAATTACTGAGGTGATCCAGTCCCCAAACCGACCGTAAGTAATTATACAATAACACACCGACAATATCTACTGTTTTGTTCCGGTGATGATCCCAGGAACAATTCTCGGCCCCATCAACGGTTTGTCTATCCTTACTTCTGCGTCTTCAGGGCCCAACGATACTCCTGTTAACGTCTTATCGGGAGGCTGAATCGGTTTATAGGCATCCGCACCGGTAACCTTCGCATAAAGACCGGCCAGGATCTCCTCGGATACCGGGTAGGTCAGCGCCGCCCCATTGATATAGCAGAACATGGGAATCGACGGGAGAGGTTTCAACTGGATCTTGTCATCCATGAGCGGCTTTCCAGTATTGACCAGCGTCTGATTCCCCTCTCTATCCAGCCACACGGGCTGACCCCCTTTTGTGACGAACTGCTCCTGGAACATGGAAAACATTCTTGGTTCAAGCATCTTGGTCCCGCCGCCCAAAACCCTTCCGATAACCGTCATCCCATTACTCAAAAAACACATTGTCAGAACTTCTTTTTCCGGTGCCATAATGCCCTCCTTATAAGTTTATGACCCTCTCCCAATCATCCGCCAGCATGTCAGTCTGTGAAGCCAGCCAGGGAACCACCTTTTCGTCCGCTGTTTTCATTGCGATAAACGGACAGTGCTCCATCCCCTCCCATCCCAGGATGGTGTATTCCGATGGAGTCACCAGGAATAAATACATTCCTTTACCGTTCCATCCGAATCGGCGAACCAATGTCCTCTCTTTCAACTCATCCAACGCCCATCCAAAGTCCATAAGCCCTCCTTCACCCTCTAGTTATTTTAAATCTCCACCACCTGTAATTGTCTTTCTTTTCAATTGCTTTATAAAGATCCGCAAGGCTGTTTGAACAATCATTGTATGTGTTCACCGCCTTCTTGTCCGTAGCCAGAATGATCGCCCTCAGCCTGTGCATGTAATCGTAGGTGTCCCTCTCATGGTAGACATCCACCAGTCTGGCATGAATCCAAATCAAAAAGTCTCTGTCTGTCATTGTCACGCTCCGTATGCGGTCATCTTCTCGGGCTGGAACTCCACCACCCAGTCCAGCCAAACTTAAGGTACCGAACCCAGTCATTATTCCGCCATCCCGCATATCTCAATGTGTAAGATCTTAGTCTGCTTCGCCACCCAATTGATCAGGCCGTCCACTCTCCGGGACTCAAAGTCAAGCCTCCGGTTGGTATGAAACTCGGCGGTGAAGTTCTCCACCTTCTTTAAAACGTTTGATTGGTATAGTGCCTCGTATTCCATCCCCTCAATGTCCATCTTGAGCAGCTTGCAACGTTTGATGCCATAAAGCTTAAAACACCTGTCCAGAGATATGAGTCCGACTTCAATCTTATTGTGATGGTCGGGGTTATGGGTGCACCACTTGGTTGATCCTCCAGAAAAGTCTTTTGAGACAGACAGGGTTGCCTTCCTATCATTAGACCCTCCCACCCCGACATTGTAAGCCATGACATTGGTCACCTCATTGATCTTTATATTCTCCAGCAATATGTGGAAGGTGTCAGGGACGGGTTCCAAAGAGATGATTTTTGTCTGAGGGAACATCTTTGACATCAGGATGGAAAACATCCCCTCGTTGGCCCCCACATCAAGAATGATGTCCCCCTCCTTGAATTCAATCTTATTGGCAAGGACTTTATAGTTGTCGTTGAATATTTCATTGATGACTGCCGGTGCCTGCTTGGTTCTCAAGAAAGAAAACTTGTTCCCTTGATACTCAAGATTTAAAACTTCCACTACCACGCCTCCACATTTTCAACTTTATCGTCGGGGGTTTCAACTTTGGTTTCCACAATCTCCGCCTTCTTGACAATCTCCCCAGGAGATCGCTTATCATTAATCTCCTCAGCATCACCAAGTAATTCCGCCGTGGGGTTCATGGCCCGTTCGACCTGTTTGATGTCTATATCGGTTTCCTCCATCATGGCCTTGACGATTGGCTTCTCGGATTCAAGACCTTTCAGGATCACAAAGAATCCAGCACCTTCTCCAACACCGCCATCCTTCGCCCCGAGCTTCTTCAGCATCAGGGCGGTCTCAACTTTCATTAGTTCCTTGAAGATCGACATGAACTCCTTGTCGTTCTCCATAAGCTCTTCAAGCTTCTGTTTCCCCCGCATCTTTTTATAGATCGACCGGACGTCGGCGATCATCTGGTGGGCGAACTTCATTTCCTCGTCGTCGTCGTCTTCTACAAATCTATCCTTCTGTACAGGGGGTGTGGGAGGCGGCTTGAGTGGCGCTGGCTGTGGAGCTGGCTGCGGAGCGGGTGATTGTTGGCTACCCAGGTCCGACTTTTGATTGGCGGGGTTATCGGCTGAGGCGAGGATCTCTTCCTGTAAGGGATCGATTGGGAGACTGCTTATGGTTGTGTCGGTGATCGTAGGGTCTGCCCATGGATCCGCCTTTTTCTGTTGCGCAAGGACCCGCTTGGCCCGGTTTATGTCAGCTTGGGTCACGCCCCGCTTCTTTCGGTTGAACCCGTTCACAATCTCGGCACCCTTGATCTTTCGTCCGACAGGCATGGTTACCTCATTAGGAAAAACATAACAATTCCTGCGACAACGATGACCACGGCCACTTCAGCGTACATGATAACCATATCTCCTCCTTGCTCACGTTTCCAGGATTGCACAACGTAAAAGATTTGTCAAGTGATTTGTAAAAGTTTTTCTAATTTTTTGGGGAATTTTTTCTGCAATTCACAGGTACTTAGTCTATGTGCCCGAAATGTCTCAGGGATTCTTATACCCCTATGAATAGAGACTGCCTGGCAAGGGCCGATTATAGATATGGGGGGGATATATAGGACCCAACCGCCCGTCATTGTTCAGGTTCCGGGTGGTGTGCCGGGTCGGTGGAAAGAATTCTTTTGCCCCGGCCTGGAGTGAGCAAACGAGCACAAACGACATCAAACAAATAAATGTCCTGGGCTGCACGGCATGGCTGCATCATTAATTATTCTATGCGTTTACGCTTCCCATCTGTGGATAACCTTGTGGATAGCCAGACTTATCAACCTATTCAATCATGTGCGTATAGAAATGCGTAGTCATATCAATATGTTATCATGTAGTTGACATAAAATATCTTATCAGACATACATACTCTATCATTATAGTAGTGTATGTGCATGGGCATGTGCAGTGCATGTGCTCATGGCTGCATTCCTGGGCCATTGGAGTAGAACGTCACTTGCCATACTCCATCATCCCTTAAGTTCTTACTCCATGATATAAGCACTTAACTATGCGAAGGGATTAATGTATTCGTTTGACTGATAGCAAATAGAAAAAAGTGACGCACAACTGATACCTTAATCGACAAATATTTTCATAAAAAACTTGCAAAAGAACGCAAAAATAAATGCCCATGATTTCAACCACTTAATCATCCTGATCCCTTATCCTTATTATATGCAGCCTCCGTTTTTCAGGCCGATCCTGACATGTTCACCTTGAATTTCGCATACTTGCAGATGTAATTAAAGATATTTGACATGAATGCCGTTAACTTGTATGGTCTTCGGACCGAACCGCTCTTTGACAGCGTACCTGGGGGCACAAACAGCCGTGATTACAGGTACTTGAGTACGAGTAGAATACCGGAGATTGATGGGGCACAACTACCTTGACAAGGACTATGGACCTGGGAAAGGCTTGCCATCATTGAAAACTGTGCAGGGAATGGGAACAGAACCAACGCCTGACTGTAACTCCGGTCCTGTGTCTGCCCCTGGCCTTTAATGGCGCAGGTTTCCGAGTATGACCGATCAAGCAGCCAGATCTGGATGCGTCCAGGTCAATGATCAAGAGTGGTCCACTGTACACCATACAAGCGGAAACTGGCGGCTCCATTGTACCCAGGGGATGGTGCAGGTGTTAAGTAGTTGAATAGATTATGTTTTTACCATTTTGGGCATGTATCATTATATATGTCCGATTTGGCAACGTCATAACCTACAACAACTTAACCAATGAAAAGGAGAATAAAATGGGCAACTTACACACAACAAAATACTTTCAAGCGGCATTAGGCCAATCGGTATTGGTCCGGATGGAAAACCTGGAGATTCCCTGTACGGTCCTTGATGTTAAGAGTTCATGGGGAAAGGTCAGGCTCCAGGTCACGCCTTTGAATGGTAATGGTTCTCAATGGATAGAGTTGGAGAGAGTGGTCAAAAAGCAAGATCAAGAGTGCTACGAGAGCGCAAAGGTTGCGGAAATGTATAGGCTGAAATAATCGATCGAACCGACAAGGCTGTCAAACATAACTATTTGAAAGGAGAAATAAAATGGATAAACAAGAGAAGGAAGACCGCATAAAGATCCATAATATCTTCATTGAATGCAAGCAGTTAGCTCATGAAGAACTCTACAGGGAAGAGCACGGTCATGGTCCACAACTTGACGCAATGGACGTAATCAGGGATAAAAAGATTAATGAATTCATTCCGGTAGCTGAAGAAGAACTCTCCAGGGATGAATACACCTACGGCGGCGAGATTATCATCAAGGGAAAGATTATCCAACTTACTGAAACTGATGCTGAAATCCTCCGGAGAGCGTTGGCGTTTTTTAGATCCGACATGGAAATGACTGATAGCGATAGTGATCCTGAATTCAAGCAAGTCATTGATTTGAATGAGAAACTTAGATAACAAAGGAGAAATCAAATGGAAATCCAATACACAAAAGCCGATTTTATCCTGTTATATTGCAAGGATAAGGGAATTCATCCAAAAGATTATGGCTGTACTGATGACCAACTCGCTGAATTCATAGAGAAAAAGAGGGAATACTACAGGTTGCTTGTCTACTTTAATTTCTTGGCAAAGGAGAAATAAAATGTGGCGAATACTTGAGTGTTTACCTGCACTTAGCATTGTAATCCCATTCTGTATGGTCATTGATTTTACATTGTTCCTTGAGTGGTTCTTCTGTTTTATCCTGGGGATTGCCATCCTGGCGTTTACTGAATTTGAACAGGTCTATGTTGTTGATTCTGGATTGAAAATTACACGTTTGAAATAATTACCGTATCATCCTGCCACTCATTAAGCAATTAATGGATGGCAGTAATGGTGAGGCAATTAACTATAACTTATTAATGACAAACACTTTTTTAACCGCCAGGAATGGCAGAAGGAGAGAAGAAATGAGACCAAAGGATCTGAAAGTATCAATCAAGACAGTTATTAAGACCGGACAAAACCTGCTAATCACGTCAGCGCCTGGAACTGGAAAAACTGAGATATGTGAAGCGGTTGCAGATGAGGTATGCAAGGAAGTCGGCGGTCAGTGGATGGTGGTTCATCCGGTGACTGATGATCCAAGTGATTGGAAAGGCTTAGGCTTTCCGTCACTTGATCGCACAAGCGCATGCTTCCTTCCTTATGGAAATCTGAAGCGCATGATCGAAGCTGAATCCCTTCTAATTGTAATCATTGATGATGTTGGTCAGTCTGCATTTTCTGTCCAGGCTGCAATCATGCAGGTTGTGAGGGAACGCTCCATCAATGGACAAAAGATCAGTGATTTTGTAAGGTTCCTCTTATGTACAAACAGAAAAGGTGATAAGGCAGGAGTCCAGGGAGTGATCGAACCACTGAAATCCAGAACAATTATCGTTACTTTAGAGGTTAATGACGATGACTGGAGAGCATGGGCGAATTCTCATGGGATGCCTCCTTCCCTGATTGCTTTCAGCAAGTTACGTCCTAATCTGCTCCATGACTTCAAACCGACAAGCGATATGGTTAACAGTGCAAATCCAAGAGGTTGGGGAGAAGTTGGTCGGCTCCAGATCGGCGATTGTCCTAAGCACCTGGAGTATGAACTTTTCACTGGCTGCAACGGTGAACAGTTCGCTACCGAATACTGTGCATTTATGAAGGTTTACAGGGAGATGCCAGATCCGGATGCATACATCAAAGATCCTGATAAAGACCTGCCACTCAGTGAGCATACTTTATATGCTTTATGTGCGGCTCTTTCAGCGAAGGCAACCAAGAAAGTGCTTGATAGCATTTACAAATTAGCCATGAGACTTGACGGCGAATTCAGCACGTTCCTGGTTTTCAGCATGGTTCAAAGGGATAAGAATCTGGCGGCGCATGCAGGGATGGCAATATGGGCAAAGAAATTCGCTAGTTACCTTAACTAATAACAACCTATAATTCCTTAATGGGAGAAAGGACGATGGCCATGAATATCAATGATCAAGCTTGTTTAGTAAATCTTTCGGTAGGTTACCATACGTTCCGGAAACTGGAAAAGAGAGCGTCCGAAGCTGCTGAAGAAAAATTCCAGGTTGCACCTGGAGTGCTCCGGACCACAAAACAAACCATTGCCAAAAGATATTTGGAGAAGATCGTAAAATGCGCAGGTGATATGCGCACTTATCATTACACCGTTACCAGTGCCTACAAAGTCAAGGGATACGGTGTATTGAGTACCAAACTGATTCCTGACTATCTCCAGAAATCCAATGAAATGATCACTCTTTTCAATAGTTTGTGGGAACAGTTCTATGATGTTTATACAGAGGCTATCGAAGAATCAAAACCACTTGAAGGTGGTTTGCATGATCCTCTTGAGTATCCAACTATCGAAGAATTAAGGAGAAAGAATCGGATGTTGGTCCGGTTCTATCCCATCCCTGAAGGCTCTCATCTGCATGTGGCAATTAATGACGATGACCTGAAGCGAATGCAAGCCGACATGGAAGCGGATATCCGTGAATCCATGAAGGAATCGATGAAAGACCTTTGGAATCGGCTTTACAAATCAGTGGGGGCGATTAAGGAACGGATGACTCCGGACGGTGACAAGGCTAAATTGTTCAGGGATTCATTGATCCTTAATCTGCGTGAATTAACTGATCTTTTGCCTAAAATGAACTTCTCCGGAGATCCTGACCTGGATGCTTTGGCTGAAGATATCTCTAAGGATCTGGCAAGCTACGATCCTGAAGAACTCAGGACTGTAGAGGATAACAGGAAAGACGCACTGGCGAAGGCCGATAGCTACTTGAAGAGAATGGAGCCAATCATGGGAATCGTTCCTGTTCCTAGTGCTCCAGTCGCTCCGGTTGTTGCACCTGTTGTCGTTGCTGATATTCCTGATGTTGTGGCTCCTGAACCTGTTCCAGTTGTCATTCCTGAAGTTGTTGTGGAAGCGGAAAAGGCTCCTGAAGCTCCGGTGGTTAAGCCTGCCGAAGTTGAGGAAGATAACGAATTCGTTAAGAAAATGAAGGAAGCAGGCATTTTGTTTTAACCTATTTGATTGAAAGGAGAAAAAAATGGGAAAGAACTATGCACAAGATATTGCTGTTAAAAGCGCAATGGAGAAAATGAAACAGGCAAGAGCACGGCTTGTGCTCAATCATCTGTTTTTCGGATCTGCGGCTATATCTTTGAAATTTGAAGAGAATCCAAATAGAAAAACAGCATCCACTGATGGAAAGCACCTGTATTTTAATCCTGAATTTATCCAGAATGAGTCGATTTCTGAAGTGGAATTCGTAGTTTGCCATGAAGTGCTCCACTGCATTATGCTCCATCCTCTCAGAAAACAGAATAGAGACCATAAGTTAGCTAATATGGCAATGGATTACGTCATTAACGGTATCCTGAAACGCTCAGGGATACTGTTTGATGAAAAACGGTGGTTGTATGATCCTAAGCTTTCAGCCAGGGAAATGTCCTGGGAAATGGTCTATGAGATCCTTAAAAAACAGCAAGGCAACAATCCTGGGCCAACTGGAGATCCTGGACCTGGAAAAGGGAAAAAAGGTGATCCTCAAGATGGAAATGGCAAAGGCCAATCCAATGGGCAAGATCAAGACCAGGACGAAGGCGAAGATGGAGACGGCGCAGCAGCCCCCGGAGAAGGTGAAGATGGTCCTGAAGGCGATTCTAACGGCTCAGGTGATGATCCTGGAGATCTTAAGGGAGAGGGAAAGGGAAACGGCAAAGGTTCCGCTCCTCCGGAAAAATGGGAAATGGGCGAAGTCGAAGATGCCAAAGGTGATGACGGTGGTCCGTTGTCGGAATCTGAAAAGTCACAACTGGAGCAAGACTGGAAGATCACGGCATCCCGTGCGCTCCAGGCTGCGCAAGGTTGTGGTAAAGCCCCGGATGGAATGGAGCGCATCTTAGCCGATATGATCATTAAAAAAAGAGACCTGGAAGATGTTCTGAAGGACTTTGTAGTGAAGGTTCTTCAAGGTGACTATTCATATCGGAAACCAAATAAACGTCATATAATCCATGACATATATATGCCAAGTGTCGAAGGTGATTCGATTCCTGAAATCGTAATGATTATGGATACTTCAGGATCTATCGGTGATGAGCAAGTGGCATATTTTCAAGCCAAATTCAACTCCGTTATGAGTGAATTCAACACTAAAATTCATGTGTTATATGTTGACTCCAAGCTTGTTGACGGTGGTGAATTTGATCAGTCTGACCTTCCGGTTGTCCTGAAACCAATCGGTGGTGGTGGTACTGATTTTAGACCGCCATTTAAGTATATGGAAAAAGAAGGAATTGAGCCTACCTGTGTGATCTATTACACAGATGGCGATTGTAACGACTTTCCGGAACCTCCTGATTTTCCTGTACTTTGGGCTATTTACGGAAGAGAGCGTGAAGTTCCTTTTGGTGAAGTGGTTAATATCACTCCGGAAGATAGGCTATAAGTAATTAATAGATGGATGAACCTGGACTGAGATCTTGGGATTCAGGCCCGGTAGGTTCCAGGTTCATCCAAACATTTGAAATGAAAGGAGAAACAAATGAGGAGATCGTCTTGGACGGTGAGAAGGGATTCGGAAACCACATTTGCATTTGACGTGACAAAAAAGCACAATATGATGCGACGAGACGGCAAAGGCCGAATCACCATCAATGATTTTTTCAAGGCCAGGGATGAAGCGAAACTGACCGGAAAACTCCTGGGATTCAATGAGGACAAGATAAATAAAATCTACGAGTGTCTAAGAACCGATATGATGGTTGGAGCCAGGAGATACCATAGGGATATCCGGCATGGTTGGAATCTGACTCTGGAGAAGTTTTCTGACTTAGCTCCGGTATTTAAAAGCCAATTTGAAAACTGCACCAGGGAAAACATGGCTCTTTTGTTACTGGAGACGAGAGAAGGGATATTGAAGCTAAAATATACCGATAAAAACCGCCACTTACGAAGGGAGTATCTCTATAATTATGGGCGAAGGGGCGAGCATAGAGACGTTATGTCAACGGTCCCTCCAGGCTCTAAGCGGCTATTCCCTAAGAGTAATTCCTTCTACACGGATTACCTTGGCGTTGTCGCTTTAAAGCGATTCGGCGTTGTTGCTATAAGGACTTTACGAGTGATGTATAGCGAGGATGACAACCTGAAAGGTTACATGGCCCCCAGGTTCAGGGATGGCAGGATTGCCTTTATATCAAATGGCAAGGCTCTAAGTAAATTCGGATGGATAGGCGAATCTGAAGTCGAAACAGTCATGACTCCTAACAAATTGATAAAGCTTAACCTGAACTGGAGAAAAAAAGATAAGAATGGAAAACCGATAGAGGAAGAATCGGACGGTGATTAGCTGTTTATCGGTCCATATCAGTGCATGGCCTGGGATCAGATCGTTGATCCTGGGCCATTTTAAGGAGGTTTTTAAAATGATCATCGTTCACTGTCCTTCATGTAAAAGAGTAATAAGTGAGAAAAACATAGGTAAAAATTGTAAATACTGTAAAAAGCAAGTAAAGCGAAGTGAATTCCTGTTTTCAATAATTACTAGACCGGATGATTTGGAAGGCTCAATTATCAATTGGGGGGCGAACCTACACGCAGAAAGAGAGAACGAAAATGAATAATAACAACCTGAAGAAAATCCTCCTAGCAACCAGGCTGCAACAAATCAATAAAGAAATCGAAGGTCTCGCAGACGAGAAAGAGGAACTCCGAAAGCAACTTTCAGGACTCATGGAATATGAAGAGGAATTCCTCTTTGAAACCACTGAAGGCCCGTACCGTGCAAGGCTGTGTGCTACCGAAGAGATCCATCTCAAGGATTTCTCTGAACTGGATCACATACTTACTACCACGGTCATCTACAAGTCTGCAAAGATCAGTGTAGGAA